AGAAGCCAGTATTAGAGCGTCTTGATGAACTGCTTTATGAAGCCTTAGCAGTTGCTGCTGCTATCCGCGATAATGCCCAAGATGAAAGCGACTACCTACCATTAGATCTTGTGTTAAAATTTAATAATGATTATGACACAATTATTTCAATTCTTCATGAAAGCGCAGATATTACGCTCTAATATTTAAGTTATATTGATATAGCGATATGACTTAAATACCGTGACATCGATTGAAAATCTTAAATACGATCGAAAAAACGCTCGTAAGCGTACCGATCGCTCTGCTGCGCTCATTGCGGAATCCCTTAAGCGATATGGCGCAGCTCGCAGTATTGTTATCGATGAAGACGGTCGTATCCTTGCTGGTAATGGTACTGTCGAAGGCGCAAAAGCTGCTGGTATCAACAATGTTCGCATTATTGAAGCAAACGGTAGTGAACTGATTGCTGTACGCCGTACTGGCTTATCTGAAGACGAAAAGGTTGGTCTCGCTTTAGCTGATAATCGAAGCTCAGAGCTTAGCGAGTGGGATCACGACATGCTGCGGCAGTTATCTGAAGAACATTCGTTAACACCGTGGTTCAATGATAATGAAATATTAGCTGATGCTTTAAAAGCTAAGCAAGGATTGACTGATCCTGATGATGTACCTGAGGCACCAGAAGAACCGATAACTAAAACTGGCGATCTGTGGATTCTTGATAATCATAGGTTGCTGTGCGGAGATAGCACAAATACAATCGCACTTGAAAGATTAATGAAAAAACAAACCGCTGATCTTTGGTTAACCGATCCTCCATATAATGTCAATTATGAAGGCGGTAATCGATTAAAAATACAAAATGACAACATGAAGGATGCTGAATTCCGACAATTTCTTAATGATGCTTATGCAGCAGCTAATTGCTTTTTACGCCCAGGCGCAGCTTTTTACATTTGGCATGCTGATTCTCAAGGTTATAATTTTCGAGGCGCAGCAGTTAATGTTGGATGGAAAGTCAGACAATGCCTAATTTGGGTTAAATCTTCACTTGTAATGGGTCGCCAAGATTATCATTGGAAACATGAACCCTGTCTATACGGTTGGACTGATGGAGCGACTCACTATTGGGGCTCTGATCGCAAACAAACAACCATCCTTGAATTTAACAAGCCACATTGCAATCGCGAACACCCAACCATGAAACCTGTTGAGTTGTTTGAATATCAAATGAAAAACAGCACTAAACAAGACGATCTAATTCTTGATTCCTTTGGCGGATCAGGCACCACACTCATCGCTTGCGAAAAAACCAACCGCTACTGTCGTATGATGGAACTTGATCCCGCCTACTGTGATGTTATTGTAAAACGCTGGGAAGACTTCACCGGAAAGAAAGCTATCCTTGAGGAAAATAAAGAGGCCCACTGATGGCCGCTGAGCGAGGTACAAAGGCAGAAACTCAGCAAAGAGCGCAACGTTTTGCGCGCATTATCGCTAATGGTGGGCGTAGGTCAGACTGCGTTCGCTTTGCTGCTGAAAACTGGGGGGTTGGAGAGCGGTCGTGCGATAAATACCTCGCAATGGCACGTGATCAGCTTAAAACTGACTGGGATATTGAACGACCACAGATGGTGGCGGATCTTTTAAGTCAGTGCAGTACATTACAAATGGAAGCACGTCGTGCTGGGCAGTATCACATTGCGCTGGGCGCAATTAATACCGCAGCAAAACTGGCGCAGCTCTGCTCGTGAGTATTCTTGCTGCGGTACCAACTGGCAGCGTGCTGCAGCAAATTGGCCATGGACATGGTGATCTAGACATATTACAATTACTAAAACAAATTCAATCAGACCTACATCCAGGTCAACTTGCATTTGTAGATGATATATCAACTGAAATTCTTGGTATTAGTGCTGGTTATGGTGCGGGTAAAACACGTGCATTATGTGCTAAAGCCGTAATACTGGCAGCTGCTAATCAAGGTTTTATTGGTTGTGTAATGGAACCTACTGGACCATTAATACGTGATATTTGGCAAAACGACTTTGATCAGTTTTTAGAGCATTATGAAATACCATATACATTTCGTGCATCACCATTGCCAGAGTATATGCTTCATCTTCCAAACGGCGATACTAAAATTTTATGCCGTAGTTTTGAAAACTGGAGCAGGATTATTGGTTTAAATCTTGCATGGGTATTAGCTGATGAGATCGATACCGTAGCGCCAAGCATTGCTAATAAAGCATTTCCTAAAATACTAGGACGTTTACGTGCCGGAAACGTAAGGCAATTTGCAGTTGCATCAACACCAGAAGGATATAGGTGGATGTGGAATACATTTGGTAGTGATGAGGCAAAGCAACGTACTGATAAACGATTAATAAAAATGCGTACTGCTGATAATCCACATCTGCCGCCAGATTTTATTGAGCGTTTAGAAGCTAACTATGATCCAAGTTTATTACGAGCATACCTTGATGGTGAATTTGTAAATTTAGCTACTGGCACGGTATATGATCGCTTTAATCGCAATAAACATGCCATAACTAAATTACCAAATATTGACAATGAACCGTTAAGAATTGGCATTGATTTTAATATTGGCAATATGTCGGCAGTTATTAGTGTGCGTATTGATAATAGCTTAATTGTGATTGATGAAATCAGTGGTGCGCATGATACAGATGCACTTGGTCAAGAAATTCGCAGTCGTTATCCAACCCAACGTCTTTATGGTTATCCAGACGCTAGCGGCGGTAACCGCAGCACCAATGCAACTCAAACTGATATTCAAATTTTAGAAACTTATGGCATGATCAATCAATCACCACGAGCAAATCCACCGGTACGTGATCGGATTGCGGCAGTACAAGCATTATTAGAAAATGGTAAAGGTCAAATTAGGCTTAATGTTTTTCAACGATGTAAACGGTTAATCGAATGTTTAGAGCTACAATGCTATACTGATAAAGGTGAACCAGATAAAGAGTCAGGTTTTGATCATATGAATGATGCGCTAGGATATATAGTATGGCGCGAATTTAATCCGCTTTATGCCGGCGCAGGCCGTAGCACTGGTATCCGACTTTACTAATCATGTACACCGGTTACAACTTCTACGAGCGCACAACAGCAACCCGTAAGGTTTCCAATGTTAATGATCCTAATACTGCATGGTACGCGCAAGAACCACATTGGATTTTAATTGAAGACTTACTGCAAGGTACTTATGGGATGAGACGCCGCCATCGACGGTATTTACCGCAAGAACCACGTGAACTAGATGAATCTTATGATAACCGTTTAGCTCGTAGTGTAGTACCACCATATTATCAACGGCTTGAGCGGATGTTGGCCGGGATGTTAACGCGTAAACCAATACGTTTAAATGATACTAGCGATATCATCCGTGAACAATTATTTGACGTTGATTTACAAGGTAATGACCTTAATGTATGGACATATGAAACTTCACGTAAATTAGTACGTTATGGGCATGTTGGCGTATTAGTTGATGCGCCATCTAATGGTGGCCGTCCATATTGGTGTACATATACTCCAAGACAAATTTTAGGTTGGCGTACAGAAGCAAAAAATGGTCAACAACAACTTACTATGTTACGGTTACTTGAATCTGTACTATTAGATGATGGTAAATATGGCGAAAAGGCAGTAGAACAAATTCGAGTATTAACACCAGGCGCATATCAATTACATCAAAAACAAGATAAAGGTACATTTCAAATTATTGATGAAGGAACTACTAGCGTTACGGAGATACCATTTAGCATTGCATATTCTAATCGTGTAGGGTATTTAGAATCACGACCGCCATTAGAAGATATTGCAGAATTAAATCTTAAAACTTATCAAATCCAATCAGATCTTGATAACCAATTACATATTAGTGCAGTGCCGATGTTAGCATTTTATGGGTTTCCGTCTGCGGCTGAGGAAGTATCAGCAGGGCCAGGAGAGGCAATTGCATTTCCGGCTGATGGTCGTGCAGAATATATCGAACCAGGTGGAAGTAGTTTTCAATATCAATTTCAACGACTTGAGCAATTAGCAACACAAATTAATGAATTAGGATTATCTGCTGTATTAGGTCAAAAATTATCGGCTGAAACTGCAGAAGCAAAACGAATTGATCGTAGTCAAGGTGATAGCACTATGATGGTGATTGCGCAGAATATGCAAGACATGATAGATAATTGTTTACAATATCATGCACAATTTTTAGGTAATACCGAAGCGGCTGGTAGTTGTTTAGTAAATCGTGATTTTATTGGTTCAAGACTAGAACCGCAAGAAATCCAAGCATTACTACAACTTTATACTGCTAGCACTATTACACAAGAAACATTATTACAACAATTATCGGATGGGGAAGTATTAGGCGATGATTTTAATATTGAAGAAGAATTAAACGCTACTGCAAATGGAGGGTTGAATGACAATACCAGCAGAATTATTTCGTAATGCAATTGACTTAAATCGATATAGCAATAGTGTTGCTAAACAAATAATAATAACTTATAATGATATTATTATTGATGCAGTTAATCAATTACGAACGATTGATGAGCTAACGGCACCAGTTAAGGCTGCACGGCTACGTGCAATACTTACACAATTGAAAGATAGCCTTAATACATGGGTTGGTGGTAGTATTACATTATTATCTACTGAATTACAAGGATTAGCAGAATTACAATCAGATTTTGTTACGGAACAATTGCGTAAGGTATTACCAGCCGGGTTTCGTACTGTAGTTAATACGGTAGAAATTAGTCCGCAATTTGCGCAATCAGTAGTAACAACTGATCCAACACAAATCAACGTAGTAGCACTTAGTGATGATTTATTTGAGTCGGTTTATGGCACAGAGGCATTAGCACGACAGGCTGGTACTGGTGCCTTTAACTTGACTGCAGCTAAAGGTACGATGATTACATTACCAAATGGAAAAGCAGTAGAGAAAACATTTCGTGGTATTGCAGAAGATCAAGCAGAGCGGTTTAGTCAGGTAGTACGTAATGGATTATTAACAGGTGAAACCACTCCAGCTATAGCTAAACGGTTAATTGGTACACTTGAACGCAGTGAAGATCGATTGCGGTTTGGCGAACCAGTAACGACAAGAGCGGTTGGTATTAAAGATATAGTAGCAAAAGGCGGTCAATCTACATCAATGGCCGATAATCAAATTATTACACTTATTCGTACAAGTGTTAACCAAGTTGCTAATGCTGCCAGCCAACAAGTATATGAAGCTAATCAAGATATTACTAAAAAGTATCGTTATATCGCTACACTTGATACTCGTACCAGTAGCATTTGCCGTGCATTAGATGGCCAAGAATTTGAATATGGTAAAGGCCCAAAACCACCGCAACATTTTAATTGCCGTAGTACTACTGTTGCGATAATTGACTCAGACATTTTGCCACCTTCAACTTCAGCTACTCGTGCTAGTGCTGGAGGTCAAGTACCAGCTAATATGACATATGGCGAATGGTTAGCTAAAAAGCGATCTGATGAATCTGATGCTGACTTTTTTAAGCGTCAAGCCGATGCACTTGGAATTAAAAAAGTGCCGTATTTCAGGATGCTGGCAGAAAAAACCAACGGTAAAGAAGCTATCGCAAAACTTGTACGTGATGATGGATCTGAGGTATCATTAAGTGACCTCCGCAAACGTTACGGTGCCTAAACCTAAAAAGCCTGGCCTTTATGCCAATATCCACGCAAAACAAGAACGCATTGAATCCGGTAGTAAAGAGCGCATGTCACGTAAAGGTGATCCAGATCGCCCTACTGCTGATGATTTCAAAGCTGCTGCTAAAACTGCTAAAAAACCAAAGCGCAAATGAGTATTACCTATCGTGGTGAGCAATTTGAAGGTTATAATAAACCAAAGCGCACACCAAACCATCCTACTAAATCACATGTAGTATTAGCAAAAGAAGGAGAAACTATTAAGTTAATACGGTTTGGGCAGCAAGGCGTAAGTGGATTACCTGCCCGCACGGGTGAGTCGGCAGCAGATGAAGCAAGACGTTCTAGTTTTAAAGCACGTCATGCTGCTAATATCGCTAAAGGTAAAATGTCAGCAGCATATTGGGCAAATAAAGAAAAATGGTAGCTAAGATATAATTGCCAAATTATTTGATTTTAACAATGCCTGAAGAAAATCCTACACCAGTTGAAGAAACGCAAAAAAGCATTGAAGCACTTGAACGTAAAAATCAAGAGCTAATTGCTGAATTACGTGCAGCGAAAAAAGCACCAAAATTGCCAGAAGGTGTAAATGTTGAAGAATTACTTGAATTTAAACGCCAAGCTGAACAAACTGAACTTGAGAATGCTGGTAAATATATCGAAGCAAAGCAAGCTTTAGAGCAGCAGTTTCGCGAGACGCAGGCGGAAAAAGACAAGCGCCTTAGTGAGCTTGAAGATCGTATTAAAGAATTAGAATTAGTTGCACCAGCAGTGCAAGCATTAGCTGATATTGTTCATGACCCAGATATTGTTCTTAAGACTAAGTTAAATTCAGAACAAATTGAACGCGAAGCTGATGGCACGGTTGTTGTAGTTAATGGTTACGAACGCACACCGATTAGCGATTGGGCAAAAAAATTACCATCATGGATGCAAAAGCAACCAAAACCACAAGGTAGTGGTGCGCCATCAAATGGCATACCAAATGAATTACCCGCAGGTATTAAAAATCCATTTTCTAAGGAGTCATTTAATTTAACGGAACAAGCGCGACTATTTAAAACAGATCGTGATTTATATGAACGTTTAAAATCAATGCGCTAGAATATTGATAACCGGCTGCGCTGGTATCAGGGCTGCGCCCAAACTGTAAACCATTTTTTGAGGATTCATGGCAACTTTACGTTCTGATATCATCATCCCAGAAATTTTCACTCCATACGTTATTGAACAATCTACACAACGTGATGCATTTTTATCATCCGGTGTTGT